CTACCCGGCGTTTGTCGGACCCCACTGCTCTTCGCAAATGAGGTATAATGCTGACGCAATAATGACCTCAGAAGAGCCCATTCCACTCACAACCGTCAGGACTTCATCGTGATACCTGGATATGACAAGAGGACTCGTGTGAACGATGCCTCCAACTTTTGGGTTGGTAAAGCCAACTCAAATGCCGCTTTGTATGCGGGCCGTCAGTTCAGGTCACAGGAGCAAGTTGTTTCGTTTAGAAACAACGTCACTGGAATACCCATAAGGGCTGAAGATGTCGACATTTACCGCGGGTTCTTTAAACAGAACCCAAATGCGGTTGCTGACTATCTTAACCCGGGTCCGAGACTTCTAGCTTCGCTAGAAGCGTCGGGGTTGGCTGAAAAGAGTGATTATAAATCACTCAACGGACAGGGTTTGGATAACGGTCACCCGTTTACCTCTACCCGTACGTCAGTCAACACTTCCATGCAAGGCACTGGGAATTTGTTCTATCCCTCCAACTTTACTCATACTTCGAGTAATTTACATGTTGGGGGACCGGTTTATCACGCAAACCAGAGACTAACTACCTCTGGAGTGGCAAAACTTCCGTTTAGGTTCCAAGAACCTAACGGTACTGTTTCTGCCGTCTTTAGGCCAGATTGTATCCTGGTACCTAAAGATGCTGATGACCTTCCCTCCTATGGCACTCGTGCCATAGGGCTTTGCGCTCCTTCTCTTCCGCATGCGAGTCTCACTGCCGTGCTTGGCGAGCTTGCGCTCGGCTTGCCGGCGTTGCCTGGTTACTCCTTAATCAGGAGTGGAGCCTTTGGCTCCGTAGGCAATGAATACCTTAACTTGGTATTCGGTGTGATTCCCACACTCTCCGACGCTAAGAAGATGGCTCGTGTCCTAAAGGAGATGAGCCATTCCCTGTATCAACTTCGCAGGGACGTCGGAAGGCGGGTTCGCAGGTCTTTCGTTTTCCCGGAACAACGTCAGGTTGACATACTAGGTCCTTCGGACCTTGGTTTGTCGGTTTGCGCTGTTGGTAATTCTGGAGGTTTCGGTTTTCGAACCGTTTCCAGTATTCCCGGGTCTTCGAGTGCGGGGATTGTTACCCCCCCTGAGAACCAACGAGAGATGTTCGTCCTTCAGAGTCGAGAGATCTGGTTTAAAGGATCTTTCACATACTTTCTTCCGGAGATTCCCGGTTTTTCCGGGAGGCTGGAGAAGTACTTGGCAGAAGCAGACCGTTTGTTAGGTCTGCAACTGGACTCGAAGGTCGCATGGCAATTAACGCCATGGTCCTGGTTGATCGACTGGTTCACCGACATCCGCGAAAACATCGCGGCCGTGCAGGTGGCCCATTCGGACAACTTGGTGATGAACTATGGTTACGTGATGGAACGGTCTGAGAGGACCGCCGTCATGAAAGCCAAGTTCGGTGCTCGACCCGGTGAAACTTATTCCGGGCAGCAGTTGAACACGGAGGTATCCACCGTTACGAAACGGAGGCTCCGTGCGAATCCCTACGGATTCGTGAGTGGGTCGGACAATACGGTTTGGACGCCGTATCGTTTGGCTGTTTTGGCCGCGTTGGGAATCTCCCGAACGTAGGCAGCTCTTGTCCTGAAAGGGTTCGTCTGAACCACATCCATTGAAGAGGACCATCATGGCACTTGCAGATCCCCAGTCTATTACCGTCGGTAGCGCCATCACGCTTCCGCGTATCACAACCGGCGAGAAGTCGGCTGAATACGTTTCCGCTGATGGCACCGTTGGCGTTCTGGTTTCTCACCAGATCGTCAAGGGTCGACGACGGACCCTCGTCAAGGCTTCTCGAAAGAAGGTGTCCACTGACGTTCTCACAGACGTAAAGTCTGAGATCGGTGCAGTGATCAACATCTCGATCGATCGGCCTAACGTTGGCTTCACGGAGGCAGAGCTCATCGAGCTTTGCACGGGAGCTTTCACCTGGAACACGGCCGGGACCAACGCGAACCTGAAGAAGGTTCTTGGTCTCGAGTCGTAATTCCGCGGAGAGCTTCCCTTCCCGCGTCCTCCTTAACGGAGGTCTTCCCCCGCGAGGGGGGTAGCGGGCCGTGGAGGGGTAGAGCAACTCTGTTTGGAGTTGTTCTATTCTCTTTGCTAGGGATCTGGCACTTGCTATGGAACGCAAGTGTTGTCACGATGGTTTGGATGCCAGCCGCTAATGAAAGCGACGACCATGAAAAGCCTTGTAACACTCTTCACAGATGTCCTGGCTGATGCCAGTGCGTCTTGCTCGACAAACACCAGTCTGGATATTGTAACCGTCCAGACTCGGTTCGAGAACGAGGGGATCGAGTTTTTGACTCGTACCCTGCCCAAGTTGGGTTCGGGCCTCGAGAGAGGCCTTGACCTAGCGAAGGCGAGTCCTGACCTGTTCCCGGGTTTCCGGTGCAGGCAGAACCTCCCGGTTTTTCTAGGGGGATTCTTCGACCTCGTTTTTGACCGCTCAAGCGGAGTTCTGTTGGACAATCCTAACGTTGAGGCGATCCGATCGATACGTCAGCTTACGCTGATGTTCAAGAAGATCGAACTCGATTGCGGGATGGAGCGTACGCAAGCTGCGTATGACTCTTTCGTCCGATCGAATACTCAAGTCAAGATCTGGGAAGATGGCATCGAACCGGAATTCGTTCTAGAATTCCAGCGAGTTGCCAACGTGGTCTTCTCGGAAGCGATGTCGAAGGTGAACACTCGTGTTCGTAACTTCGATCTCGCCCCTGCTCACGGTCCTGGGGCCACTGCAGAAAAGCTGATGGCGAACGCCAAATATACTTTTCCTTCGTGGACCGACAGACTGGAAGCAGTAGCGCCTTATTGGCGCTATGCCAGCTTCTGGGGTTATACTTCAGAAGCTTATGGCAGGATTGACATGAGAGCCCCGGAACGAGAACTACCCGTGAGGGTGGTCGATGTTCCTAAAACCGCTGAGACACCTCGCATCATTGCAATCGAGCCCACCTGTATGCAGTTCATGCAACAGGGTGTGGCAAGAGCAATTCGCGATGAGGTTGATCATAGTTACTTGGTCAACTTGATCGGGACAGAGTTCCAAGAGCCTAACCAGCTTTTGGCACTGGCAGGTTCTCTTGATGGGAACCTGGCTACGCTCGATTTGAGCGAAGCCTCCGAC